TATACCTGATTTTTTAGCAGCTTGAGAAATATTTTTAAATTCAAGATAGAAACGAAAAAACTCTCTTACTTCTTGAGCTTTCACTTCATCTATAACCGCTTTACCGTCTACTATTCGGTAACCATATGGGATGCGTGCCATGTTTCTTTCACCTCTTCTTCTAATTCCAATCCACATTTCAAATGAAAAATAAATTCTGTTCTGCTTTTAACTACGACATCGTCTACAAAATCCAGAAAATCCTCATCCTTAAACTCGCTAAATACTTCTGTGACACTTACGAACCGTTGAAGTTTTTGCACCTCGTTTAAGTGCGTTAAGTTACCGTTTAAACTGTTGGAAAGCTTAAGTTTTTCCTTAAGACAAGTATCTATTTCCGTTAAAAGCTTACTGAGTACTTGCTCTTGTTCTTGCAGCTTAAGCTTTTTTTCTTCGAGTTCGATAACCTTGTTCAAACCGTCTTTATTATTCACACCTCTCAAACTTTCTACGAGAGGAGTCAACATTTGAACGTATCCTGCTTTTAACTTGTTTAACATTTGCAGGAAGGAAATTTTAAGATAACTTTCCATAACAGACTTTTGTGAACAAGCATGAATATCTTCAAGATGCGTTATACAAACCCATATGCCATACGCCTTATTATGTTGATAAATTATTCGTCTTTTACACTTGCTTCCACACTCACCACAACGAATTTTACCTGAAAACGCATAAAGCTTATTGTACTTACCACTACCACATACTATGTTATTTTCATTTCTTCTCCACGCGATAATCTCTTTTACAAGATTAAAAGTTTCATGACTGATGATAGCCTCGTGATGGTTTTCAATAACATACTGTTTTTTCTCGCAACAGCGTTCACGGTACTTGAAGTCCAACTTCCGCCCTTTTTAGTTGGAATCTTTTTATCGGTCAATACTCGTGCTATTGCTTCTCCACCCATGCCGGAAAGAGCCATGTTGAAAATTTCTTTTACTACCCTGGCTTGCTCTGGAACTATAATCATTTTCTTATTCTCGTTTTTATACCCATACGCAGGGCAGGGAATGACGAAGCTTCCGTTTTCGAACCTTTTTTGAATTGACCACGTGTTGTTTTCCGAGATGGATCTTGATTCGCTTTGCGCAATAGAACTCAGGATAGAAAGCATAAGCTCCGAACTCATATGCTCGGTATCAATGTTTTCTTTCTCAAAATACAAATAAATACCGAGACCGGTAAGTTTTCTAACTATTTCAAGACAGTCAACCGTGTTTCTTGCAAGCCTACTAATAGACTTTGTAATAATCCTGTCTATTTGACCGCTCTGACAGTCTTTAAGCAGTTGTTTAAGACTTTCACGCTTATCGATTTTCGTGCCGCTAATACCCTCGTCAAAGTAAAGTCCCGCATACTCCCAGCAGGGATTAGACTTAATATAGTTTTCGTAATGCTCCTTTTGCACTTCTAAGCTGAGAAGCTGCTCATCACTATCACTAGAAACTCTCGCATACGCTGCAACCCGCGTCTTTTTCTCAAAGCCAGTTTTTCGCATTGTAGAGTCTATTTTTATTATTTCTTTCACTATTTCCCTCACTTTCAGCTAATACTATTCATCACTCTAAAAGCAGTGTTTATCAAGCTTTTAACCCAATAATTCCTTGTAAAACGGGTGAAATTTTTCCCTGTTAAGACGGCTTATTTTTTCTTTTTCTTGCTCGCTGATAAGCCCTTTTTTAAAGAGTGAAGCGGTAAGTTTTTCGGCTATTTCAAAACGAAAATCCGCCTGCATACTCTCTTTTGTCCAAGCTCTCGCTTTAACATCCTTTAGCCCGTGAGCATCATTACTTATTTGCATGATGCTCACCTCCAAAACGATGTTCTATATAGCAGGCGTGGCAGCAGTATTTTCGAGTCTTATTACCGTAGGATGTAAAACTTTCACCACAGTTACAACAGACACACTCATAGTTTGCCTGTCTTTTTACCAACTGTGTATGCTTGTTCCACCACGTGTTTCTACACGCGTCAGAGCAGAAACGTTTAACTTTTCTTCCTTTGTTTTGCTTGATTGGTTTTGAACAAGATTCACATAATGCCGTCTGTATTTTCGTAGACTGGATTACGCCTAGACTATTACGTTTGCAGTAGCTTTTAATCGTATTAACGGAAACATCCATACGGTTTGCAATCTGCGTATAGCTAAGACCTTCATCTCTTAGTAATTTGACTTGCTGTTTTTCTTTTATATTCATTTGCCTGTGCCTCCTTACATCACAGGCAAAGAAAAAACAGTGTTTTTTAACCTCTTGACTTGACAATTTAACCTTAAAAAATAAAAAAAAAGCCCGAGGATTGCTCCAATGTAGGAACAAGCCTCGGGCTTTACAAGTTTCAAACTGTTTTACAAGAGTTCGTTTACTCGTTTTTGTACCGTATCATAATCGTATCCAGCAGAAGTTAAACGGTTTTTACGCGTGCTACCGTTACCCCACGTGCCTCGGATTACTTCACGCGCAAGCTCATCAACTGACTTTCTACAGGCTTTAACACCGAGAAGCTCATTAACCTTATTTTGCACGCTCGCATAATCGTATCCGGCAGAAGTTAAACGCTGTTTACGCTCATTTCCGTTACCCCAAGCGCCGTTAATAACTTCTCGCGCCACATCATCAATACTTGACGTGCGCGCAGCTTGGTCAGAGCCGCCGTTTTTACATCCGTTTAATCCAGCGTTTTTAATAATGCTCGGATAATCCACGTAAGCATAATCCATGTCAACTCTGCCGGCTACTCCAGGCACACTGCCACTTGACGAGTATTGCCAAAGACCATACGAGCCTTGATAACTGCAGTGCGTGTTCCACTGTGCAATCCACAAAGCGTAACGGTTTCTAACATGAGCGGACACAAGATTATTAGCAGTTGAAAGCGAAGTGTAAAAACCTGCATAATACCCGCAAGCTTCCAGCTTGCTGCAAAAACTGGTAATCAGCGAATCGCAGAAAACTCGCCCACGGTTAAGCTGGCTTTTCTCTTCCAAATCAAAGTAAACAGGATACTCAAAACTCTTACCTGAAAGCATGTTCACACAGCTTTGAGCTTCCTCAGCCGCCTCAAAACCAGAGTTTGCGTACGAATACCAGTAGGCTCCAACATCAAGACCGCATGTTTTTGCTTTACGATAGTTCTGTTCAAACCACTTGTCTTTGCATCCGATACCGTATCCTGCTCGAATGATCACAAACTCAACACCGGATGCTTTCACCGCGTTGAAATCAATGTCACCCTGCCACTCTGACACGTCTATTCCTTTTTTACTCATGAGTATTGTCCTTCCTATTCTTGTCATGTAATTGTTCTAAAACGTTTTTTAATTTCTCAGGCACGGGAAGCCCCAGGTGAGCCGCGTTTTCGGTTAAAGATAATCCTTCGTTAGATAGGTAGAAGAAAATTACTGCGGTTCTAATCACGCTTCCTTGCTTCAAAACATGAAAATCTATAATGTTTGCTATACCAACAAGCATAAAAATGAGCACCTTTCTAAAAATGCCCTTAAAACCAATGCTGCTAGACAGTTTCTTATCCGTGACCGCACACATCACGCCTGTAATATAATCCGCAACCACAAATAAAACGAGTGCGAGGATCAGCCCGTCGCACCCGCCTAAAAAGTATCCCAGCCAGCCGCCTACCAGTGTGAAAGCCAGTTGAGCACTATTCCAAAATCCTCTCATAATTCTCCTTACAAGTTTTCCTAACATTTGCCAGTACTCTTATAAAAACAAAAAACAAAAAGTAGAAAGTAATAAAAAAAGGACAGGCATGGTTTAACCCACACCTGCCCTAACATTTCAACATTTCAGTATTTCAACTGATATTATTTTTCAACACATGACTACTCCTTACCATCTTTTTCACCTTCCTCAACCATTCCATCTTTTACACTTTTCCCAGCCGCTTCATCTTTTTCAGTTTTTTCGTCTTTTTCGGCTTTTATTTTCAAAATCTCGTCGTTAAGTTCGCGTTCTCTAGAGTTAAAATAGTCTTCTAACTGTTTCACATACGCTTCATATTCCATCGAGTTTTCCGCGATCACTGCCGAACGCATATCAGATAATACGCTTGCAACAATGCCTTCTATCATGTAAGTAGGTATTGGTATTTGCTTATACTACTCTCCTCCAATCTTTTTTAGAATAATATCCAGCTTGTGGCTGATTTCGCATAAAATTTTCGTATTATCAACTACAGGTGTTGTAATACTTTCTGTCACGTCTTTTGAGCGCGTGCCTTTATTAACCACTATTTTGTTTGTGGGAATAATTAGTTTCTCCATAACAAATTCTCCCTTTATTCTCCCTATAACAAATTCTCCTCAACGCTTCACTCGCTTCCATCAACGCTTCCACCACGTTCACTTCCACGCTTCACTTCCGCGTTTTTAATAGTATTTAACTTTCATGAGTATCCCGTTTTTAAACACCATGTGAGCGTTAGACCCCCATTTTGAAGCTTTACCATCCTGGTTCATCTCAATAATCTGCACATAGTTAATATCCGCGTCTACTCCTGCACCGTCTTGCCAAACAGGATCTATAATCTTGTTACCGTGCATGTAAAAGTTGCATCCAGCGTGAATACCATACTCTTTATAAATGCTTTGCGAACGTGAAAAACACAGCATAGTAGCGTATGTTTCTTCATCAGCTGATTTACGCTGCGCGAAAGCCATATACTTTCCGTCGCTAGTAAGATGAAAAACTAGACCCTTGTGAGAATTATCTTCTTCCCACTCGCCGGTTCCAACATAGCCAATATACACGCCGTTACGGTAGAAGTTGTTCCCGTTTTTATCAAAAACAGCTCTTTTATGATCCTCATCAACTTCACCATCGTAAAGTTCTATCTGCCCGGGTGTTATTTGCACGTATTTACTCGAATGGTTAAACCCGAGAAGGAAACTGTTATAGTTTTGCTGCATGAAACTACCAAAATCACCTTTTTTAACCATTGAAGATATGGAATCTTCTACTATGGTTAGTTTAGAAATAGCCTTATCAGCCGTGAATTTAGCAGCCTCAATGTCTTTATCTTTAACTCTGATCCAAGCGAACGTTCTAAAACTACTTATACTGTCAGCTGAAACGTAATGCCATAGTTTGCTTGTTCCACCTTTATACGGGTGTTCAGACTCAGGATAATTTTCACCTTCAACCTCAATAATGTTAATATCTTCAGGCAGTTTAGACACGTATCCTGAAATTTCTCCTGAATACTCTTTTTTAATGCTATCAATCTTAAAACCATAATTGTCAAACGGAGACCAGTTAGTTCTAAAATGTAGCCAAAACTCACTTGATGGAATAAACACTGTTGCGCCAGAAATTTTTTCACCAGTTAAACCCGGTATAGCGTAAATTTTATCCTCATACTTGTAGAAAATGTCTACAAAATCGTCAAAAGCTGATTCCGTGTGCGACTTCTCATTAAATTTTACGGCTAAACTTTCCTGCTTAACAATAAGCCTGTAAGCGTAGCCGGTTGACGTGTCGTAGAAAAAATCACCAACATGCTGCATTTTTTCACTATCAGTCAGCCACAAGCTCATAGGAGCGTTAAAATGGCTTGGAGTATACGAACCGTAATAGTTACCGTTTTTCTGTTTAAGACTATGGTTAACGCTTTCAACACCAGCCTCAATCTTACCGTCTGTAACATTCAGTTTCGTGTTGATTTCACTTATCGTGTAATAGTTTTCAAGCCTCCTACCAGTGTCTTTTATAGCCTCGTTTTTTGCTTTACTAATCTGCTTTTCTACCTGCGAAGTGTAAGAAACTGAAAGTTTTTCCGCGTCAATCGAATGCCCGATAATCCTGTCACCATACACCATGCCGTCAAGAGTCATCGCAGTACTGTAAGGGCCTGAAAAACCGTTATGGCTTCCAGCAATACCATTCATGTTAACCTGTAAAACTTTCGTAGCAGTGTTCTTATCAGGCGTATCCATGTAAAGGTCACGAACCCACATGCCTTTACTATCGTATTCGCTTATCTTATAGCCGCTTTGAGAATTACCCATTTGCGCTTTAATATTATCGATCGCAGCTTTAACACGCTCGTTATCAATTTTTCTAGCTTCAACCGCTTCTTCTTTTAACGTTTGAACAGCATGCGACACGTTTTGCACATACCCTTTAGAAATCCTGCTCGCAAGCACGATTCTAACTTCGCCTGGTTTTTGAATCGGTATAGTCTGTTTTACTACAGGAAACACACGATCCATGCCAAATTGTGGAGCTAGACAACGAACCCTATCCCCACACTTAATCGTCGCATAATGTAAACCTAACTCGGATAAGTCAACCGCGCTAAGGCTTATTTCTACATGCTCAAACTGGTTATCCTGTAACCATTTAACAGCTTTACGCATAAGATTAGTTGGAACTGTCACATTATTAAAATTAACAACTTTACAAACCCAGCCGAATGTTTTTTGCGCTTCACGAGATACTATATAGTTTTTTCCATTGTTTATTGAAGTAATATCAACATGCTTTTTAAGAACCTCGTTTTCACCATTCTCGTTTTCCAACTCTTTCCCGAGAGGAATAACCGCTGTAGTAACATCCTCTGCTGAAAGGTTTTCCGCGTATTCAAGCAGGTTCAAGCCGAAACTAATATGCTGGCTTGTAGCTTTACCCATTTCCTCCAAACGTAGGTAATCTAAGTAAAGTTTCCCGTCTTCTTTTCTAAGACGCACATATCCGCCAAGCTTTTCAACCATTTTACCCATAATCGCTTCAAGCGTGGTTTCAAAATTAGTAAACCTGTAGAGCGAATCATTCGAGTCAGATACTGTGACGAAACCAATTCTTATTTTCTTATAATCATCTACCTGACTGTTATGAGCTTGTAAAAGTTTTTCTAAAAGCTGGTAGGAACTCTGATCATGGTATTCTTTCTGAGGTTGAATACTATCAGCTAAGTAAGTTAACAACCCTACGCAAGTTACTTTCTTACTACCATACAAGTCTTTTACTTGTTCTCTAACCTCGCCGAAGAAAATCTCCTCATCGTCACGCCACACGCTTACTATTGATTTCCGGTTTTTAATAAGCTCATAGCAAGGGTTTTGACTAGGGCAAGTAAACGTTAACGTTCCCGCAGTATTAAGCTCCAAATTTAACGTAATATCATCAAGTACCGCTTTGTCATCATTCGGATAGTAAATCGTATTACCGTCAAGCATGATCCTGTACACTCACAACCACCCCCTTTTATAGGAAATATTTACCATCCCGTTTCCAACGAATGTTAAACTCATGCTTATTTTTGAACGAAGCTGTGGGAAACGGTTAAAACCTGTTTTAATCTCATACTTTTTACCATTAGAATCCAGTAGCATACTGTTAGATGACAGGTTGTTAAATTCTGGAATCAGCGTCATGTCAAAATCGTGAACGAGTGTTATTTCACGCTTATCATCTACTTGCATACCCCATATTGTGTGAACCCCATCCGAATCATCTACACTATACTTATATGGTTGCAGCTTATAGTTGAGTGTGAGAGTTGAATAGTTTTTATCCGATTTAAAATCACTAACCCACACTCGACCCTGATAGTAGAACAATGGTTCATCATCAAGAGACAGTTTCACACTCTTGCCGTGGATTAACGTTTTAACCCTATGGCATGTTTCACTCCACTTGTTTTTGTTTGCGACAATGAATTCAAAACAGCCTTCACGCATCTCGTATAACACTTCACCGGCAAGACTTTCACTAATATCAATACTTTCCTG